GTTCGACGCTGCCGATTGGTAGCCGGTGTTCGACGCTGCCGATTGGTAGCCGGTGTTCGACGCTGCCGATTGGTAGCCGGTGTTCGACGCTGCCGAGTGGTCGCCGGTGTTCGACGCTGCCGAGTAGTCGCCGGTGTTCGACGCTGCCGATTGGTAGCCGGTGTTCGACGCTGCCGATTGGTTGCCGGTGTTCGACGCTGCCGATTGGTAGCCGGTGTTCGACGCTGCCGATTGGTAGCCGGTGTTCGACGCTGCCGATTGGTAGCCGGTGTTCGACGCTGCCGAGCGGTTGCCGGTGTTCGACGCTGCCGAGCGGTTGCCGGTGTTCGACGCTGCCGATTGGTAGCCGGTGTTCGACGCTGTTTCGCCCACCACCGTCTGCTCAACCGACTTATCTACCTTGCTCATGATCCAGTCGAGGGCCCGCGAGATCATGGTCGGCATGCTGATTTCCGCCTCCACCACCAGGGTGGCGCTGGCGATCTTGCTGTCATCGTCGTGACGGCTCAGTTGCCCCGAAGCCTTTACGATGGCGAATCGGCTTTCGCCTGGAGCGTAGTAGCCGAAGACATCAAGGGGATACTCACAAGAGTGGAAACCCGAAGAACATGCCTCTACCTCACCCTCATGCTTGTAGGTGCCGCCGATCTCGAACTGGTAGCCACGGCAGGTCAGGTCTTGCTTGAACCCCTTGTAAGCGGTCACGACCTCTTCGGACGCAGCTTTTTTCTTGCTCGCCATCGCGATTCTCCGTTTTAGGTTTGCCCTGGGTTGGGCGATAGGGCGCCCGGATGGGCAAATGGGTTGGAGCTGGTGATGCCCCGGCGAACCGGGGCGGGGTGGTTAGCAACGCTCAGGTTGTGCAAACGGGAAGTCGATCAGGTCTAAAGCACCGAAGCGGTCGCTTCCGCCACCCACGTAGCTGACGAAAAAGCCTTCTTTCAGGTGGCAAGTAACATCTACGGTCCGCTGTTCCCCATTGCTAGCAATGATCACATCACCTTGCACCAGCGCTACAGCTTCTTTGCCTTTAATCATGCGGGTCATCGTCTTGCCCTCCAGGGCGTGTTGACTTCTTCGATGCCCCTCTTGCGAAGGGCATCTGAGAAATCGGTGCCGGTCTATTCCCGACTGTCATCCAGGAAACACCCCTGGCGATGCCCGCTCCCGCTGCTGATTGCAGGTTCTGGGTTATCGGTGTGTGGGCTCGCTCTTCCTCCCCTCAGCGTCAATCAGCCAACTTGCTTTCGCTGAGGATCAAGGGTCCATACAACATGCACGCTACAGAGCAGGCGCCCGGGTGATGGGGCAGGGTGCATGAGGTCCGGCGCGCCTTCAGCCGAAGCTCGGCGCGCTAATTCGATTCGGTGTTTCCCGCCGCGCTCAGCAATCTGGCGTCTCGCGCGGCGTAGTGCTGTCCTCACCACTACCGATGGCAGCTCGGACTAGATGTGTTTGGCCTTGGGCTTCCCTCGCTGCGCCTTCAATCGGCTTACGGAGCAGGTCATGGGGGACTAGGGGTAATCTCGCGGGTTCGCTGCAGCCCGGCGGCCTGGTGATGTGGGCAACTGCTCGCGAGGCGCCGACCCGTGTCGTCGGCTGGGCTTGTTACTGCATGGGTGGTTTCCTCCTCTTGGTGTCATCTCGGTCGCTTCTCCTTGTCGGGGTTCGTTCCCACTCCTGCGTTCGCTTCTTTGGTCTATTGGCAGGTGACTTGAGCAACGTCGCGTGCAAAGCATGGGCTTGCACGGCTGGACTGTCCGGCCCAGCTCGGGCTGCGTCTTTTGCCTCTCCCAGCGTCTCGCGACGTTGGCGCAGCAGAGGGTTCCCAAATTGTCGAAAGAGCGGTCGGCTCGGTGGCCTGGCGCTGCGTTGTTCTGCGGCGTTGAGGTGAGTATGAGACTGCTCATATTTACTGTCAATGAGTATTCCCATATTTTTTTATGAGGTGACTCATCGGAGGTTTCTCAGGACGAAAAAAAAGCCCGCGCTAAGCGGGCTTGGGAACGTCTCTGTCTGCTATAGGCCTGGGTAGCCTGTTGGGTCGAACTCGAAAACGCGCTCTCCTGCCTGGAAGAACTCTATGGCGATCCGGAAAGGCTTGCCCGATTTGACGATGGACTCCAATTGCTTAGCGTCCCGAACGAACATGAGGTCGCTGTCATTGGTGGAGCTGCGGACCCCGGTCCACTTTTGCGCCTTGCCTTCACCGACCCGAAGAACGAACCCGCAGTCTCGATAACCGCACTGCATCTGCCCTTTGGTGATCTTGAGGAAGGCGTCCAGGTCTTTGCCCTTCTTGCGGAAGGTGAGGCTCAGGAACGAACCCCCTGCAACCCGATATGGGAAATCGAAGAGGGTTGACGTCTTCGACTGGAGCGTGAGCATTGTGGTTACTTCATCACTCATCGGGTCCTTGTATTCATGGCGCTCCCAAGGGGATTTAGTAGTGCTTGTGGCTGCCGATTGCGAACTGGATGGTCGCGACTGAGCCGCATCGCCGGAGGAGCCGATTCCCGTTCCAAACTGCCAGGCGATAGGCAGGACTATGAATATCACAAACAGCCAACCGATGACGCCAACGCTCTTGGGTACCTTTGCACCGCACGATGGGCAGGCTTTGGCTTTGTTCGACACCTGGGCGCCGCATTCCTTGCACTTAATCAGGGCCACGGAAAACTCCTCGATGTGTAATGGCTAGGTGATTCTATTCGGAGGGGACTGGAGAGGGTAGTCACAGTTTGGCTAGGCGGGCTCTGGATTCGTATCAGGCGGGGAGGGGTGGATCAGTATTTATCGCGGAATCGGCTTGCGACACGAGCAAGGTAGGTCATCATCTCGCGCTGGCGAGCCTTACCATGGGCATCAGGGTGAAGAAGGGCAAGCAAGGAGTAGCGGTTTTCCTCGAATAGCCCCTGGACGTAAACCAAGGCGGCGTCCTGTTGCGGAGCACCGTTCGGGCAGGTTCTGTCACGCTGAGGTCGGTTGGCCGGGAACACCGTGGGCGGAATAGCGATGTGGATGTGCATCAGTCCGGCACGGTAAGCCTCCTGCGGCACGACATATGGCACATCACGCCCGAAATAGGGTGGCAGCCAGAGACGATCAGATTCGATGTAGCGGGCAAAATCGCGGCAGAGACCATCAAGGAGAGAAGGGAAATCCTTCAGGACGTCCTGGAAGAGCTCGGCGTAGGTTTCCGGATTGAACTCGACAATCACCGCCATCCTGGTGATCAGCTCACCAGGTGATGCAGGCGTTCGGTGCCGAGGTCGGCCAGAGATTTGAGTCCTTCACCGCTTACGTCACTCTGGAAGACTTCAGGAACGGTGATTTGCTGCTTGAAGAGAATCTCGTTCTGCACGGCCATGGCGCGAACCTTAGCCAGGTTGCGGCGAAAGGCGTCGTACTCTTCGCCGATTACTGGCAGTCTCGACAGTGCGCTATCGGCAGGAACAACCTCTTCTAGCTGGCGCAAGGTATGCACCACCTCGGTGAAGGGCTGCTCATTGATCAGCGAGTCAGGCACCTTATGCTCCAGCATGATCTTGCAGGAAGCCTCAAGGGTGTCGCGAAGTTGGCCGAGAGCAGCCATGGCGCGCTTGATGCGCTCGCGGATCTTGGCCTTCTTGGCAAGTTCCTGCTGCTGATGTTGCTTGCTGGGCTTTTGGCTATCCAGATTGGGGGTTGCCGCTGCCAGTTGGGCGCACGAGGTCGAAACGCTCAGCGCCAGGCTGAGCATTGCCACCTTGGAGAAAGGAATCTTTGTGCGGGCCATGCGGCTCTCCCGAGCAAGCTACAGGCCAAAGAATACCGCTAGTGGCACTACAACTCAATGTGAGGCGGCTATGAGGGGCCGTAGCGCGTTAAGCGCCGGGCAGGTCGGTCGTCAACTCAGCGCAGGACCGGGAGGGAAGGGGGGGAACGAAAAGGCCGCGCCGGGGAAGGTTCCAGCGCGGCCTGGTCCTTTCGGTGTTGTGCCTTCAAGGACGCCTCAATATAACAAATGCGCGGCTGATGTGAAAAGGCCGCGCTGGAGTCGAGGGGCGGCCTGTGCTGGACTGCTGCCTTCCCAGGACGGCGGAGGGCATCTGTCAAAGGTGGCAAGGGTCGAAAAGCCCGCGGGTGAGGGGCTGGTTCATGACTTGGTTAGACGCCGCAGCTCGTCAATAAGGAGCTCGCAGTGGTGGAGATGTAGCGCTGCTTCTTCGGGGGTGATGTCTTCGTCGATATCGTAATCAGCTTTCTGCCTGGCAAGCTTCCTCAGCCTCAATCGGGCTGCGATTTTTGCCAGACCGCGGCCCTTTCCTTCAAAAGCGCCAATCAGCTTCTCGTGTGATCCGCCTAATATTCCTTGGGATGCAGCGAGAGAAAGTCTTTCGACAGTTCCGCGCGCTTCATGAAAGGCTGCATAGTAGGAGCGTCCAATGGATGTTCGCGAAAAGGCCTCATCTGCATCGCCAAGTAGAGCCCTTGCAATCCTCAGGATGTCATCGCTAGACACTGACACGAAACACCTCCATCTGCCTCGACTGGTTGCCAGGAACAAATGGGATTACATCGATGCAAAGAATCTCGTTCAATACGCCATCGAAGTTATCGACCAATGCATCCGACAGCTCTACTCCAAGTTTGCCTAGCTCCTCTATGCTGCCTTTTGCGACGATCTGATAGAGAATTCCTTCGCCGCGCATGGCGAAGAGCTTATAGTCAACTAGCGGATGTCCAACTCTTTGGATGACCATGGAGGCGGCGAACTCAAGCCTTTTCGTCACTTCAAGATCGTCAACGCCATGTTCTTCGAGAATTGCTTTCGCCACCAGGGCGTACGGGTCGTACTCCTCTATGTCGGTGACAATCTCTGTGGCCGATTTGAACATGCCCAGCTCCATGTAATGAGGCACCAGGAATTTCCTGGATGGTTCAATGATGTTAGCAGCATCAAGCATCTCAATTACATCGCGAGCTTCGGTGAGACGTCCACCCATCTCAAGGATGAACGCTCGCGAAAGTATTATGCCAAGATCATCAAACCCAATACGCTGCGTCTCATCTAGCCGACTCAGTGCCTGCTCAGTCCGCCCTGCAAATGCGCTCAGATAGGCCAATTCATGCCACATGCCAGCACGGATAATGTCGCTTGCGCGAGGCCTGTCGCGCTCAATAATCAACTGCCGCTCAAGCCGCTTCGCCCTTAGCTCATCGAACTCTAGAGTCTCTCGAAGCTTCTGCTGAATAACCTGGCGTTCTCTTACCAGATCATTTGCTCGGATTTCAGGTGCAGGAGTCATTCCGTCCAGTCTCTGATTGCGCCCATTACTCCCCCACAATCTGCCATAGCCACAGCGCCGCGCCAGAGCATGACTACAAATCCCCTCCCTGCCAGATGACCTGGTTACCGCTTGAAGGCTCCACGCTAGGCGGGCTCTGTCCCTCTGGTTAGGGGTGTTACCGTGTGAGCATCTCGCGAAGCTTCACACCATCAGCGATGCTCACGACCTTGGCCACTACGCCTCCTTGGGGGAGGAGTCCGTACTTCGATGGCGCTTGCCAAGTGACGGTTGAACTGAGGAAGTAGTCGCCTGGCGGGATGTCCGTGAATGTGAAGTTTCCGTTCCCGTCCGCCACCGTAGTGATGGACCCCTGTCCTGATCGAGGATCTGGCGCCTCAAGCGCCTGCCCTCCTATGTAGTTCACTTCGTACCACTGTTTCGAATAGGACGTAACGGGGACTAGGTAAACTGTGCTCCCTGCACCGAATTTCACATCTCCACCAACGGTCTTCATAAAGACCTGGCCAGTCAATGTGCCAGTCCCTTTTGTCGGAAGAGCGGCAAATTCAGCAGCAGGGAATGGAATTCTCGGGACCGGCGTTTGTTGAGATACGGAACAACCTGACAGCATGATCATTATTGCTGCTATGGCGATTAAACGCATGAAACCTCCTTGATTATCAAAAAGCCCGAGTGCCGGTCGGCACCTGACTACATCGCGCCGCCACGCCAGATAACGCGGCCGATGATCGGTAGATCATGAACTGACGTTTCGCTTGCGATTTCGTCTGGGTATGCGGTTTTGTCAGGGTTGTCGCTTCGAATGAGCCAGGCACCTGTTAGCTGCTGATTCAGGCGCTTGATGCTGACGCCGCCGTCTGGTCGCCTGATGACGTACACCTGCTTATCCTGGGGCTCTATCTTAGCTACGTCGAAGAGGACCACATCGCCTTCGAATATGTAGGGCTCCATGCTGTCGCCCTCTGCGTAGATCACGAAGAGGTTCTCTGGTTTGGAGTTGACCCGCTTCAGCCAATCTCGCTTGAACACCAAACCTTCAGTGGTCTCTACGTGATCATTGAAATATCCATCGCCGCACTCGCCGCGAGCAGTGTATTGGGGAATCAGGGCGTAGTCCTTTTCGCTCGGGGCTCCTGGTGGAACCTCTTCATTGTTGTTCATGTTTCCACGCCCGGCGGCGAGCCATAGTGCGCTTACGCCACAAGCGGCAGCCAACTGAGCAATATATGCCGACCCCTGCGACTTCCCCTGCTCAAGGTTGGAAATTGAGGTTTGGTCCAGGCCAACTCGTTGAGCTAATTGAGCCTGGGTGAGTTTGGCGTGCTTGCGCGCGGCCTTGATGCGGTCTTTGAGTTCCATCCGAAAAGTATCAGGGGCGCTCCCATATCCTTGCAAATGAGTATTCCCCTGGGATACCTTATGAGTATTCCCATAAGGAGGGGTGCTATGACCACCATCTACAAAGAGCTCGTCGCCCATTTTGGGACTCAAGACGAGACCGCCGCGAAGCTCGGCGTTGACCAAAGCACTGTGTCTGGATGGGTCCGGGGAAAGCACGGGATGTCTCCTGTTGTTGCGAAGCGGGCTCAGGTTCTGACCGACGGGAAATTCAAGAAAGAGGACCTGTGTCCGGCTTTCCCGTGGGAAGTGCTGTCGGCGGTTGCCTGACATGACAGCCAGCCAATTAAACGCCGAGCGCGATGCAAGGGCACGGGAGTTCGAGTCCCTGATCCTCAACCGACTTTTGTCGGTGGGTCAGAAGACCGTCGCCGACACAATCGGCGTGAGCGAATCGACTGTCAGTCGTTGGAAAGAGGGCGAGATAGAGCGGTGGTGCAAGGTGCTTGCGCTGCTGGAGCTTCAGGTCGTCCCGATGTCGGCTCAGTGCCATCCATCTGAGTACATCCAGGCGCTCAAGACCCTGGCCGAGCTTGGCCTTCAGGCCGAAAAGAAGCGGCCTGGTCCGTTGGGGTGGGATTGAGGGGCGCCGAACGCCGGGCACAAAAAAGCCGGGATTGCGGCCCGGCTCATTGCTACATCAGATGAGGTAACTCTAATGCATCAGATTATCCACGGCAATACCGAAACCGTCGTTCCGAAAAATGCGAACCACGACTTCGTGGCACGCAAAATGAGCACCCTCAAGCTGCGCGATCTCATCAATGATGCCCGCGCGGATGCTGGGGAGCCCAGGGTCAGGAATGATCAGTTTCTTGCTCGTGTCGAAGACGAGTTGGGTGATGAACTTGAGGGGGTGCAAAAATATTACACCCCCTTCCATGGCAACCAGGTCGCCGCCTACGACCTGACTCTTGACCAGTGCGTGCTGGTAGGGATGCGCGAATCTAAGTCGGTTCGCCGAACGGTATTGGCCAAACTGAAGTCCTTCGAGGCCCCTCGTGTTATTGCCACGCTCCCAGACTTCACCAACCCAGTAGTGGCAGCCCGCGCTTGGGCGGATGAGGTGGAGCAGAAACAGGTGGCCCAGCAAGCACTGGCGATTGCTGCGCCCAAAGCAGAGTTTGTCGACAAGTATGTCGAATCCACCGGGCTCAAGGGCTTTCGCCAAACCGCCAAGCTGCTGAGGGCCAATGAGGCCCGATTCCGTGAGTTCTTGCTCGACAAGAAGATCATGTATCGCATGGGCGGCGAGTGGCAGGCATACCAGAACCATATCGACGCTGGACGCTTCGCCGTCAAGACCGGCACAAGCGACAGCGGTCACGCCTTCAATCAAGCCAAATTTACCCCTAAGGGCGTCACCTGGGTGGCCGGCTTGTGGGCGCAGTACAACCTGGAGGTCCAATGATGGCCCGTTCAAGAAACATCAAGCCAGGGTTCTTTTCGAACGAGCATCTGGTGGAGCTGGACTTTGCAACTCGCCTCCTGTTCATCGGCCTTTGGACCGAGGCTGACCGGGAGGGTCGCCTCGAAGATCGCCCGCGCCGACTGAAAATGGCCTTGTTCCCGGCTGACAATGTCGACATGGACCGAATGCTCGATGACCTTGATCACTTGGGGTTCATCAAGCGCTACACCGTGGGCGACGTGAAGGCCATTCAGATCATCAACTGGTCGAAACACCAGAATCCGCACGTCAAGGAAGCCAAGAGCATCATCCCTGAAATGCCCGAGGTAGACGCATGCAAGGGAAAGAATGAGGAAAGCACCGTGCAAGCACCGGACTCGCACAGTTCTTTCCCTGCTGATTCCCTCTCTCTTGATTCCGGATTCCTGATTCCTGATTCCCTCAACCCGTCGCAAGCTCCGGTTGACCGCGCAGAGATGTTCTCGCGGTTCTGGAAGCTGTATCCGCGAAAGGTAGGGAAGGACAAGGCCGAGAAGGCGTGGGCGAAGCTGAAGCTCACTGCCGACCTGTTTGACACGATCGTCAGCGCCCTGGCCAGGCACCGGCAGTTGCCCAGTTGGACCAAGGACAACGGGCAGTTCATCCCGCATGCATCGACATGGCTCAACGGGAAGCGCTGGGAGGATGAGATTGACCTTCCGCGCGGCAATGTCCACCACCTACCAAGCAGCCGCCACCACGGGTTTGCTGATCGCGACTACACCGCAGGCTTGATCGAGCGGGAGGACGGCACCTATGGCTTCTAACGCCCTAAATCTTGAAGTCTGCGACCTGGAACGCCGTTTCGGGATCGTCTCCAAGACTCCCGCAAAATGCGACAAGCACGGCGAGTACGCGGCTGTTTTCCGTAGGAACTCGGACAAGCCCACCGGTTGCCCTGAGTGCTCCAGGGAGGCTGAGGCTGAAAAACTTCGTGATGAGCAGGCCGAAATGTGGCGCCGGAACGAGCGCGAGCGCATGGAGCGTCGGCTCGCTGGAGTAATGATCCCTCCGCGCTTTCAGGGTCGCACTTTCGAATCATACATCGCGCAGAACGATGGCCAGCGCAAAGCACTGAAGGTTTGCCGAAAGTACGCAGACGACTTCGCCGAGAACAAGCTCCTGGGTCGGTGTCTGCTGCTGCTTGGGATGCCTGGGACTGGGAAGACGCACCTTGCCACTGCAATCGCTGGGCACGTCGTGTGCAACAGCGCTTCGGTGACTGCCGCCTATCGCACGGTGAGCACAATTCTCCAGTTCGTGAAGGGGAGTTTTGATCGCGAAGCCGAGTACACCGAAGCCCAGGCTTTTGAGGCCCTTTGCGCACCCTCGCTGCTGATCATCGACGAGGTGGGGGCAACGAAGCCGACCGACTTCGAGCTTGCAACCCTCTTCAGCGTGATCGATGGGCGCTACCAGAACCTAATGCCGACCATCGTGATTTCTAACCTCAAGGCCGAGGAACTGCCCGGAGCGCTTGGAGAGCGCTGCGTCGACAGGTTGCGCGAAAACGGCGGGGTAGCGGTCCGGTTCGACTGGCCATCGAAGCGCTCGGAGGTGCGTCATGACTAAGGCTCACAACGGGAAGATCAGCACCGAGGGATTGGAGCTTCCAAGCGCCTGCGACATCTGCGGAAAGTCCCGCGCCCACGGAAGCCACGTTAAGTGCAGCAAGATCCGGCAGGCGCAGTACCGAGTGAAGAGGGCGGCCAAATGAAAGAGCAACGCTACAGAGACCCGAAGGCCGTACACGCCTGGAACAACGGAGAGGGCGGCAGGGTTGCCCGTAAGCGCTACGCGGAGCGTAACAAGGAAGCTATAAGGGCTCGCCTGGCTGCCCGCCTGAGTCGCAGCAACTCCGTCTCCAAGGCACAGCTGATCGAAGAGGTCGCCCGGCTCCTTTCTTACGATGGCGAAACCGGCGAACTTCGCTACTGCGATGCACCGCGGGAGATGTTCTCAACTCAATCGGCGTGGAAACGCCACTCGACCTTCCTTGTCGGGAAGCCAGCAGGAAGCGTTCTGGAGAGCGGTGTGTGCCGCTATCTGAAAATCCAATACCAGCGTAAGCACCTTCAGGCACACCACGTGGCGTGGTTCATTTCCACCGGCCAGCACGTCCAGGATGGTTGGTTCATTGACCATATCAACGGCGATGGCCTGGATAACCGCATATGCAACCTGCGCCTGGTCTCCAGGCAGGAAAACATGCGGAACAAGCGGCTCTATCGGAACAAAACCATCAGGATATTTGGTGTTCTGCCAATTCGAGGGCAGCGCCTTCGTTACGAAGTGCGTATCGGTGGCGAAGCAGGTCAGGAGCGAGTCGGTATCTTCGATGACTTCTTCGAAGCCTGCTGTGCGCGAAAGTCGGCAGAAGTCCGTCATGGCTACCACGCCAACCACGGACGCCTAATGGAAGACTGCGACCCGATGGATGTCGTGAAGAGCATTTGGCCGGAAGGGAGGGTTGAGTAATGGCTGATCAGAAGAATTATCGCGAGCAGGCTGCCGAGGCATGCATTCGCTTTTCGGCGGTGCTGGACGAGATTAACTCGTTCAAGTCGCAGATAGCCGAAGCGCTAGAAAGGTGTGAGAAGCCATTCGAGATGTTGGCCGGCCAATGTGGGCCAGATCCGATCTATGTGGCGCAGACGCATCTTGGACGCTATTTCCAGAACGGCGGCCGCCTCCCAGTTGATTCATGGCTCGGCGAAGAGCCTGCCGACGAACTTGATAGCGACATCTTCGAGTGTGAGGCCTGCTTAGAGGCTTTCAAGCTATGCATCCAACGCAAGAAGCTCCGGCAGAAGCGCGGTCAGGCGCTGAGACTTGTCCGCTACTACGGACGCAAAGCTCGTGAGGTGACCCGTGGCTGATATCTGCGACATCGCTAACGACCACGCCGAGCGTGAACTCGCTGAACGCCTGTACTCCCGAGTCAAGTACGTCGGCGAGAGCCTGCACCAGTGTGAAGACTGCGGCGAGGAGATCCCGCTAGCGCGGCGCTCGATCATCCCAGGTATTCGTAAATGCCGGGACTGTGCGGAACTGGCTGAGCGGAGGAATGTGTGATGGCCGTTTTCGAACTCCTGCGCATGGAAGGCCTGCGCACCTACGGTCGGCAAGTTGAGGCCAGTTCATGGCGCGACGCCGAGCAGCAATGCCGCGACGGCGAGATCGTAAACGGCGAACTGATCGGTGTGTACGACTGCGATCCTGTTACCGAAGCTGTCTGCACTGCGCGCAATGACGTGATGATTGAGCGGTTGGGGGTGTGCTGTGGGTAAGTACAAGAAGCCAGATATGTACTCGGACGCTGATTGGGAAATGGTCAAGGGCTACATGGCCGGCAGGGATGGCTTGCGCGCCGAACGGTCCACGGCAGCCTACATGCATGGTTATCGCAATGGGGTTTCGGACAGGACTGGTGTTCCTCACGAACGCGCCGAGGTTCTTCGTCGCCGTGCGGAGATGATCCCCGGTATCACTCCCCATAAGGTCTGGTTCCAGGGGAGGGCGCCCCGTGACTGACTTCTTCGAACTCCTCGACGAGCCTGGCGCTCAGGTTGCGGACGGTCCGCTCCCGGGGAAGAAAGGGTGGGGCAAGGCGCCGTTCTGCGGAAACAAGGCCCACCACTTCGAGCTTGTCTTTGCCGACACCATCGGTCCGCATGGGCGAGAAAAGTACTGGGTAGCTCTCTGTGGTGCTGATGCGGTTACTACCGACAAGGCGCCGATGTTCTCGGCTGGTAGCTGGCAACGGTGCAAGAACTGTGAGCGGAGGGAAAGCCATGGCTGATCGAATCGCCGTAAACAGCGCCGCGCGCCTGTCTGAGGCGATCACCCGCCTGACCGCAATGTACCGCGAGAAAAAGTACGTCGTGGTTTCCCTTCGCCCCGGGAAGGACAGAACACTGGACCAGAACGCCCTATGGTTCGCGCTCTACCAGCGAATTGCCCAGATGACCGGAATGGATGACGTAGAGGACGCTCGCCGGTACTGCAAGCTCCATTTCGGTGTGCCGATCATGCGAGCAGCCGATGCCGATTTCCGCGATGGCTGGAACCGCCTGTTCTTGCACCTGGACTACGAAACCAAGATCCGCCTGATGGGCGCCTGCGCCATGTTCGGACCGGATGGCTTCCCCGTGACCAGGCTGTTCAACCGAGCCCAGGGCATCGCCTACACCGACGCCATCGTTGCCGAATTCTCGGAGAAGGGCGTTTTCTTCAACGATCTGCTTAGCGAGGACGCAGCATGACGCTCCCAACTCGCCAAGCGAAGCTGCGGAAGTGCCAGAACCCTGCATGCGGCCAGGAGTTCACCCCTCGCTTCAGCAGCACGCAAAAGGTCTGCTCGCCGGCCTGCGCCCTGGCCATCAAGGAAAAGCACGCCAAGCCGGCGCGGAAGGCCATCGCTGACCGCAACCGCCGGGAGATCAAGGCGCGCAAGGAGAAGCTGAAGAATCACAGCGATTTCGTGAAGGATGCCGAGAAGGCGGTTCGTGACTACCGGCGAACCTACGAACTTTCCATCGGCAGCGGCTGCATAAGCTGCGGCAAGTCTCAGGCCGAGGTACTGGCCGAACAAGGCTGGAAGACTGGAGGTGCATTCGACGCAGGGCATTTTCTCGGCAAGGGGGCAAGGCCCGAGCACCGCCTGGAGCCATCCAACATATGGCTTCAATGCAAGGCCTGTAACGCGGGCTCAAGCAAGTACGCCAGGAAGGGGCTTACCGTTTCCCAGGGCTTCCGTGAGGGCTTGATCGAACGCATCGGCCTGGAAGCTGTAGAGGCTCTGGAAGCCGATCACCGCCCCCGCAAGTACACCAACGACGAACTGAAGGCGATCACCGCCGAGTACCGCGCCAAGCTGCGCGAACTGAAGAGGGCAACGGCATGACTGTCTATCGCGACGCAGCGCACGCAATCGCTCGAATCATGAGCATCGAGACCATTGACGGGACGAATAAGGCTCTCTGGCAGCAGCAGTATGAATCGGGATATCAGGAAGAGCCTGTAGCGGCGAATCCCTGCCCACTCAGCGCTCAGGAACGACTGACCCAGGACGCGATGACACGTGCGATGATCCACCGCGAGTTACCGCCATCGCTCTGGTATGCGCTGGTTGCAAAGTACAGCATCAATGATGCCGAAGTGGTTGATGCCATCCGCTGGCTTGTTCCAAAGGCGGTCACGCCGGCACATCATCTGTTCCGCATGAAGTGCGTTACTGCCTGGGCGATCCCGCAGAAGCGCGGCGTGAAGGAGGGCGCCAAGACTTCCCGTCGCGGCCTTCCTGACTCGTTTTATCAGGTGCACACGTGGGATACCGATGGGACTCCAGAAGGCACTCTGCGGCGCTGGAAGCACCTTACAAACAAGTGGCTTGAGGAGCAGATAGACTTGGCATTCCGAGAAGTAACCACTTTGTTAGATAAAGATTCGCTTATTGTTCGTATCGCGGCATAAACTATTTGACAGTGAGCGAACAAGCGAACAGAATATATTCATCTTGCGGTAATTCCGCATAAAAGAGCCAACGTCGACTTTGTAGCGCGGGTGTGGGAAAAGCGAGGTGAACACCTCAAGTTTCTCTAGCTGCAATTTTGATAGGCCCAATCGGGCCACCTATCCATAGGGTTGCGACTACGCGGCCGGGATCGCCTTGGACACGCAGGCGTTAAAGTGAAGTGGGAGCCGGTGGAAGCCCGGCACGGAGTGAATGCGCAGGCTGATGCGCAGCAAGGAATACCCGACTGGATACGATGCTATCCGACACCGCCTTAAGTGGGGGTGACAGCAGGGCCAGTCATGCCGGAGATCAGCGCCGGTCACTCCAAATCACGCATGCGGCAGAAGAAAGCAAGGGTCACCACTGGTGATCAAGGCGAAAGCCGCGGCTCCTTGCTCTGCGGGCGTGACGCCGGCTAGTCCGGCACCTATTCCGCGGCTCTAGCTCAACTGGCAGAGCGCTGTCCTTCCGAGTCAGATGTTGCGGGTTCAAGTCCCGCGAGCCGCTCCAAACTCGATTCAATGACGTGTAGCTCAGAGGTAGAGCGGTCGGCTGTTACCCGACTGGTCGATGGTTCGATCCCATCCGCGTCAGCCAATAAGCCGGTATGGCGCAACAGGGAGCGCTGCTGATTTGTAATCAGAGGGTTGCGGGTTCGACTCCTGCTGCCGGCACCACACTACAAGGCCCAGGCAATGACCTGGGCTTTTCTGCATCTGGAGTAAGCAAATGGACCCGATGACGACCGTTGGCGGAGGCCTCTTCGCCAAGTACAGCGTCGCTATTGCCGGGTTCTGGGGGTCTATTCTGTCCCTTGGATTCCTGAGCGGCCTGAACCGCTGGCAAGCCGCGCTCGCTGTAGCAACCGGATTCGGGTGCTCAACCTATTGGACTGCTCCGGTTGCCGCATGGCTTTCGCGTGAGTACGAGATTCCACTCGATGACGCATTTCTGAGTGGTGTCGCATTCACCATTGGTTTGCTGGCGATGAATATCATCCCCGGCCTGAAGGCGGCAGTAACGGCAATCACAGAGCGGTTCCTTCCTACGAGAGGAACCTGATCATGATCATGTCGATTCTGGCGGCGCTGGATGCGCTGCTGTGTGTGCTTGTCGTTGTAGCTGCTCTGGAGTTCCTGCGCACCGTCCAGTTGTCTGGGCAGCCCCTATTGGGTATCTCCTTCTACCTGGTGGCTGGTGGTGCATTCGGAATCCTGTACGGAATCATGAAGGGCGCACCGGTTAATCCATTTTCGGTGATCCTCCATGCTGGGCTCGTACTTTACGCCTGGTCCCGGCGCCGGCAGATATTCGGTGGAGACCTCTCATGGCGCTGACACCCAAACAGGAAGCCTTTTGCCTGGCATACCTGAAGACGGGGAATGCCAGTGAGGCGTACAGGCTCAGCTACGACGCCAAGAACATGAAGCCTGAGACCGTAAATCGTACGGCAAAAGAGTTGATCGATAACCCCAAGATTGCCGCAAGAATGGCAGAACTGAATGCCAGCGCCGTTACCGATGCGGTGATGACCCGTCAGGAGGCCCTGGAGCGTCTTTCCAGATTCGCCCGTACCGATCTGGCTGACCTGGTGGAGTTCGGCTCCTACGAGATCGGTGAGCAGGATGGCCAGCCCGTCATCCAGGCGGCATGGAAGATCAAAGATTCCGTCCTGCAAGACCCGCAGAAGATGGCCGCAATCTCTGAACTGGCTGCTACGAAGGATGGCATTCGGATCAAGACCCATAGCCCTTTGCAGGCCATCCAGCAACTGGCAAAGATGCAGGGATGGGAGTCTGCGACGAAGCATGAAGTTTCCGGTCCTGATGGTGGTCCTCTGGCAGTTGCCACATTGACCAAGGAGGACTACATGCAGGCTCGCCGAGAGATGCTCGCGGAAGATGATTGCTGACCCCATTACCCTCGCTCGAAAGGTAGAGTGCGAGGCGGACGGCCTTTACTTCGCGCGCTACTTCTTCAAGCAGCGCATGGGTTCGAAGATGATCGTCGCGCCGCATCACCGCGTGATCCAGGAGACGCTGGACAGGGTGGTGGATGGTGAGATCCAGCGCCTGATCATCAACGTGCCTCCTGGATACACAAAGACCGAGCTGGCGACGATCAACATGATCGGGCGTGGCCTGGCGATGAACAACCGCGCCAGGTTCATGCACCTGTCCTACTCGCACAATCTGGCCCTACTGAACTCCAGTACGGCGCGCGGTATGGTGAAGTCCTCGGCGTATCAGGCCATGTGGCCTATGTCGCTGCGAGATGACGCCGACAGCAAGGCCATGTGGTGGACTGAGCATGGCGGCGGGGTTTATGCATCGTCCGCCGCCGGCCAGGTGACAGGGTTTCGCGCCGGCCACATGGAGCCTGGATGGCAGGGCGCGCTGATCATCGACGATCCGGTAAAACCGGACGATGCATACAGCGAGACTGTTCGTGACGGCGTGAATAGCCGATTCAACGAGACGATCAAGTCCCGCCTGGCGCTGGAAACGACGCCGATGATCGTCATCATGCAGAGGATCCATTACCACGACCTGAGCGGCTACCTTCTGCGAGGCGGGTCAGGGGAGATGTGGCATCACCTCAACCTGCCAGTGATCATCGACAACAGCGAGCCGTACCCAGCGGAAAACACTCACGGAATCCCGGTCGAGCATGGTCTTCCGGATGGCTGGCTATGGCCCTTCAAGCACAACGAGAGCCACCGCACAGCGCTTTTCTCGCATCGACGCACCGCAGAAGCCCAGTACATGCAGAAACCTCGGCGGTTCAACGCTGAGGGGGCGCTGTGGACCGAGCAACTGATCAATGCAGCGCATCAATTGCAGATCAGGGCCGACCGCAAGCGGTGCGTAGTGGCCATCGATCCCCAGGCCACCAACAGCGACGAGAGCGACGAAACTGGGATCGTGGCGGCGAGTTCCTACGGTGCTGGTGACTCCCGCCAGTTCTCGGTCGATGGCGATTACAGTGGGAAATACTCACCAGCCGGTTGGGCGAAAAAGGCTATGGCTGCATACGAGCAGCACCAGGCCGACGCGATCGTTATTGAGACGAACCAAGGCGGCGACATGGCGGAAGAGACCCTGAAGAACGCGGGTTTCAAGGGGCGAATCATCCGAATCCACGCCAACAAGGGAAAGTTCGCCCGTGCTGAGCCGATATCCGCCCTGTACGAGCAAGGCAGGGTGGCTCACCAAGGCGCGCTGTATCTGCTGGAGAACCAGCTCATGGAGTACATCCCCGCGACGGCGAAGAAGTCGCCGGACCGGCTGGATGCCATGGTCTACGCCTTGACCGAACTGGGCGGAGCCGCGCCGCTTGGCATCCTTCTTCCCGGAGCCCGCTGATGGCCATCTTCATCCTCACGGAGCGCGCAACCAGCCGCTCCATGGTGGTCCGTGCTCGCTGCACGTCCTGCGCCCGCGCCGTGGCGGTCGAGAACGCTGGCGCTGAAGGGACGATGGTCTGGCGTGACCCCAACCTCTCATCTGTCGAACTGGTCCGCGAGACGGACAAGCCAGGCCTCATCCTGAAATCGGACTGACCATGACTGACAAACTCGACCTCGCGGTCAACCACGCGATGAGCAGTGCTGTCGCGCGTGCGCGAATGAGCCTGCTGAACCATGGCATCGGCCATGACGCCAAGCGGCCGCAGGCATGGTGCGAGTACGGATTCCCCCAGGAAATCACGTTCAACGACCTGTACACCATGTACCGGCGGGGCGGTATCGCCCATGGCGCGGTCGAGAAGATCGTCACCACGTGCTGGAAGACGAATCCGCAGGTCATCGAGGGTGACGACCAGGACCGCTCCAAGGACGAAACCGAGTGGGAGAGGAAGAACAAGCCATTGATCGCAGGCGGCAGGTTCTGGCGGGCTGTCTCCGAAGCCGACAGGCGCCGCTTGGTGGGTCGGTATTCCGGGTTGCTCTTGCACATCAGGGATAGCCAGCCGTGGGACAGGCCTGTCACGGGAAAGGTCAATGGCCTGGCGAAGGTCACCCCGGCCTGGGCCGGGTGCCTTAAGCCCAAGACGTTTGACGAGAAACAGGATAGCGAGACCTACGGGCAGCCCACCATGTGGGAATACACCGAGGCCTCCCAAGCCGGTCGTCCCGGTCTGGTGCGAGATATCCATCCGGACCGGGTGTTCATTCTCGGAGACTGGACCGGCGATGCAATCGGATTCCTGGAGCCTGCCTACAACTCCTTCATCAGCTTGGAGAAGGTCGAGGGAGGCAGTGGCGAATCGTTCCTGAAGAACGCCGCACGCCAGCTCCTGCTGAACTTCGACAAGGAGATTCAGCTCGGCGAGATCGCCAGTACGTATGGGGTGACGATCGATGCGCTCAACGAGCGCTTCAACGAGGCAGCGCGTCAGTTAAACCGAGGGAACGATGTCTTGCTCCCAACCCAGGGGGCGACCGTCACGCAGATGGTGTCCGCTGTTTCGGACCCCAGCCCAACGTACAACGTCAACCTGCAAACCGCCGCCGCCGGCGTCGACATCCCGACCAAGATCCTGGTGGGCATGCAGACCGGCGAAAGGGCGAGCAGTGAGGATCAGAAGTACCACAACGCCAGATGCCAGGCGCGCCGGGTGCAAGAACTGACGTTCGAGATCAACGACCTGTTCGGGCACCTGATGCGCATCGGCGTGGTCCCGCTGAAGGCCGAGTTCACGGCAATCTGGGATGACCTCACCGTTCCAACCAAGGCCGAGCGCCTGGCCAACTCCAAGACCATGAGCGAGATCAACAGCGCCGCAATCGGCACTGGCGAGCCCGTGTTCACGGCGGAGGAAATACGCGAAGAGGCTGGCTACGACCCGCTCGAGGGTGGTGATCCGCTACCTGACACCGAACCGGAGGATGAAGATGCCGCGCGCACCGATCCTACCGGCGAGCAGCAGTGACCCGACCGGGGTAGATCGCCTGGAAAGAGGCGCAATGCGCGAGTTCGACAGGCGCATGCGGAAAATCCGGGATGGCTATGTCGCTGCCTTGGATCGAATCCCGGCCCAGCCGATGGTGAACGAGCAGTACACCTACCGTCTCGATCAGGCCCTTCTCTCCGCGATCTTCGCCGACACCAACCTGATGGTCGACGAGATCCTGCAAGAGGGCGGGGAGCGTGACCTCTGGTTCTTCGAGTCCTACGTCGGGGTTGCCTACATCCGCGGGACTGCGCAGACCCACGCCAACCTGGCGCAGCAATCGCCCGCATACCGCGCCGGCCGGGAATCGCTGGATGTCCTGCTTCGATCCGACGCCTACCGCGCGCGGATGGCACTGCTTCGCGCCCGGGAGTTCGAGGAGATGAAGGGCTTGTCCGGCCAAGTCAAGGCCGACATGGCGCGCATTCTCGCCGAGGGCATGGGGCGCGGGAAGAATCCCCGCGAAATCGCACGGGACCTGACCGCCCAGACCGGCATCGAGGCGCGTCGCGGCCATCGCATCGCCCGCACCGAGGTCACTACCGCACTCCGAAGGGCTCGCTGGGACGAGAAAGACGCTGCTGAGGCCGATTACGGCGTCCAGTCGAAGCTGATGCACATGTCGGCCCTATCCCCCAGCACTAGGGCCACCCACGCGGCTAGGCACGCCAGGCTCTACACCTCGGACGAGGTGAGGGACTGGTACAGCCGAGACGGAAACCCAATAAATTGCAAGTGCAGTCAGGTCGAGGTCCTGGTCGATGACGAAGGGAACCCGGTTGTCCCGGCCATCGTCGAGCGCGCTCGCCGCAACTACCAAGTCATGAAAGCCAAAGGGCGCGGGCCCTGGGCGAAAGAGGATTGAGCCATGCCCATGCAGGTCAACATCACCACCCAGGTCAACAGCGCCAGTATTCGACGTGAGACCTACAACGGGCGCGAACACCTGGTTCTGCCGAGCTACACCCTGCCGGCCGGGGTGGTCATGAACGGTGGTCTCTACACCGCCGAGCAGATCGACAAGCACTACCCAGGCCTGGAGGGAACGCTGGCGCCGCTCGGGCACCCGATGGTCGACGGGAAGTTCGTGTCTGCGTTCTCGCCTGAGGGGATCAACGCCGCCCACGTCGGCGCCTGGAACCGCAACGTGAAGAAGTCTGGCAACCGGGTCTACATGGAGAAGTGGGTCGACGTCGAGTTCGCCAAGTCCACGGAAGGCGGTCGTGAATTGTTGCAGCGCGTCGAGGCGCTGGAGAAGGGGGAGGACGTTCCCCCGATCCATACCAGCGTTGCAGCATTCCTCAACCGCATCGAGCCGAACGAAAGCCAGCGTGCCCAGGGCGCGGAGTGGGTCGCCGACATCCAGAGCATGGACCACGACGCGATCCTGCTGCATGAGGTAGGGGCGGCCACTCCTGAGCAGGGCGTCGGCCTCATGGTGAACGCGGACCAGGCTGTGCCGCTTCAGCCGAACTCCGGCGCCCTGGTTGGCGAGTCCTACCGGGAGCGTGAGCAGCGCCTGGACCGAGCCGCAAAGGAGCGATTCGCCTCCGGCCCCGACCAGTACGCATGGGTTGCCGACTTCACCGATTCCCAGGCCGTGATCAGCCTCAACGGCGGTGTGACCGAGGTGTACGGCTACAAGGTCGAGGCAGGGAAGATTGTCTTCGACGAGTCCGGCCAGCCCGTTGTCCGGCAAGAGTCCTGGGTCGCCATGGTGGCCAACAGCATCAAGAACATTTTCACCCATCGTCAGGCTCGGCCTGATCAACCTGAGAAGGAGGGCGACATGCCCCTGACCCCCGAAGAAAAGGCCGAAATCGTGAAGGAAATCGGCACCAACACCTCCAACGCCATCAAGGAACTGGCGGACACCATCATCAAGCCCCTGGCCGACAAGGTCGACGGCCTGGTCGCCAACCACAAGGCCCTGGCCGACACGCTGACCGCCAACCAGCGCGCCGAGGAAGACAGCATGCGCGAAGCTGTCAAGGCCAAGTTCGGCGAGGTCATCGCCAACAGCCTGGCCGGCGACGCGCTCAAGGAAATGTTCAAGCAGTGCGGCGAGTCCGCCCCGCTGGGCGCCAATGCCGCCACCGACAAAGGCGGTCTCACCGCCGATATCGCCAACCTGCCGAAGGAGTAAGCCATGTCTCGCTATCGTCGCGTGAACATCGACGGCAAGTCGCTGTTCAAGACCGAAACCCGCAAGACCGCCGCGGCTCTCCTGCCCGGCACGTTCGCCGTGATCAATGGCAGCGACCTGTTCGCCCAGGCAAGCGCAAGCGTTGGCCGACTCTACGTCATCGACTGCGCTCACCACGAAGGTCTCAACATCCGCGATGCGGTTCCCGCCGGCCATTCGGCCGTGGGCAACTACGTCGAAGAGGGTCGCGAACTCGCCGTGCTGTGCCCGGCCGGTACCTACAAGAAGGACACGCCGATCAAGCTCGGAACCAGTGGCCAGGGTGCCATCGCGTCGAGCGATACCGACACGGTCCTCGGTTACAGCCAGGACGATGCAGTCATCGCCTCCGGCGAAACCGACTTCATCCGCATCCGCTTCCGTGTCGGCAGTGTCGCCGCCCCGGCGCCCTAATAGGAGTACGGACACATGTTCCTCACCCAGCAAGCAATCGCCGCCCATCCCCGCCTGATGGGCCATTTCCAGGAGTTGCAGGCCAACCGCAACATCTGGAACAACCAGAACGCCGCGATGATCACCCACCATCGTGGCGCCATGACCCCCGAAATGCTGGCCTGCAACGCGCTCGCCGGCCTGGGTCGTGAGTTCTGGGCAGAGATCGACGCCCAGATCATCCAGTACCGCAACCAGGAAACCGGCATGGAGATCGTCAACGACCTCCTGCAGGTGCAGACCGTGCTTCCGATCGGCAAGACCGCCAAGCTCTACAACGTGGTCGGCGACATCGCCGATGACGTGTCGGTGAGCATCGACGGCCAGGCCCCGTACTCCTTCGATCACACCGAGTACAACTCCGACGGCGACCCCATTCCGGTGTTCACCGCCGGCTACGGTGTCAACTGGCGCCATGCCGCCGGCATGAACACCGTCGGCATCGACCTGGTTCTGGACTCGCAGGCTGCGAAGTTCCGCAAGTTCAACAAGCGGATCGTTGCCTACACCCTGGACGGTGCCACCAACATTCAGGTCGAGAACTACCCGGCTCAGGGCCTGCGCAACCACCGCAACACCATCAAGGTCAACCTGGGCTCCGGCGCCGGCGGCGCGAACATCGACCTGACCACTGCCACGCCGCAGCAGATCATCGACTTCTTCACCAAAGGCGCATTCGGCCAAGCCGCGCGCACGAACAAGGTCGATGCCTACGACGTGCTCTGGGTTTCCCCGGAAATCAACGCCAACCTCGCTCAGCCGTACATGATCACCATGGGCGGCGGTGCGAGTGCGGTAGTGGCCGGCACCGTGCTCGATGCGGTCATGCGCTTCATCCCGGCGCGCGAGGTTCGTCAGACCTTCGCCCTGTCGGGCAACGAGTTCCTGGGCTATCAGCGCCGTCGCGACGTGGTCACCCCGCTGGTCGGCATGGCTACCGGCGTTGTGCCGCTGCCGCGCCCGCTGCCGCAGGTCAACTACAACTTCCAGATCATGAGCGCCATGGGCATCCAGGTGAAGAAGGACGACGAAGGTCTGTCCGGCGTGATCTACGGCGCCAACCTGGCGTAAGGGGGCGACGTGCGCTACGAAGTGACCCGCGCCTGGCATGGCGTAAGCGTGGGCGACGTGGTGGAACTGGAGCACCTTCACCCGTCGCTGAAACCCAACGTGCGCCCCCTCGGCGGTGATTCTGTCCTCGAAGCAGCTACGCCGGCTGCAAGTTCGGATGTCGAGCAGAAACGCCGAGGGCGACCGCCGAAAACCGAGTGACCGGTGCGTGACGAGAGGCCGCCTGCGGGCGGCTTCGTCGTTTCTGGCCCCAGAAATGGGGCCTTCTTCTTCCAGGAATCGGACATGATCACAGTTGAACAGGCCCGGCAGTACCTGCAGAGCCAGGGCATCGACAATGTGCCCGATTTCATCCTTGCGGCGTGGATCGAGCAATTGCAGCAGATCCAGGACTGCCTGGATGCCCATTACCCGGCATCGACCGCGCTGCTGATTCAGGCCTACCTGCTGGCGCTATTCGCCCTGGCCCAGGCCGACAAGTACATCAGCAGCCAGACGGCCCCATCCGGCGCTTCTCGATCGTTCCGCTACCAGGCCTTTGCTGATCGCTGGAAGGCGCAGTTGGCCCTGCTGAACGCCCTGGACAAGTACGGATGTGCGACGGGGCTGATTCCCCCGAACCCAACCCAGACCGCACACGGCGGTCTTTGGATCGCGCGCGGTGGCTGCATGTGTGGTGACTCATGAGCACGACAGCGAATTGGAGTTACACCAACACGGCGACGGTTCGGCCATTCCTGCACTTCGACCTTTCGACGCAGGAGGCCGTTTACGGTCCCGAGTACGAGATCGCTTGCACCTGGGTAGCGAAGGGCGAACAGGTCCGCGACAACAACGGCGCCGAGTTCGTGTCGCGCCACCAGATCTACACCGAAGACCGCCGGCCGAAGTACCTGGACCTGATCCAGTTCGATGGTTCCAACGGCTGGGAAGAGATTCGCTCGGTGACGAACTGGGACATGAGCTTCTTCGGCGAACAGCCGGACTTTCTGCTGGTGACCTGACATGGCAATCCAAGGAATCGACCGCGTCCGGCGGAATCTTCGTGTGGCTGTCGAAAACATCGCCGGCGGTGTTTCCGAGCGCGCAGTTTACGAGGTACTGAGCCAGGGAGCGGCAATGGCGCAGACGATGACACCGATCGACACATCGACTCTCGTCAACAGTCAAACGGCCCCCCAGATCACTGTTGGCTCCAACGGGGTCGAGGGGAGCGTCGGTTACACCGCCGCCTACGCGGCAGCAGTCCACGAAGCGCCAGGCACTCTCGCCGGCCAGCCGCGCGACGAGAACGACCCCAGCCGGGGAGACTACTGGGATCCGAATGCGGAGCCTGAGTTTCTCACGAAAGGTTTTGACCAGATCATTCCAGCTATCCCGGCCATCCTCCGCAGGACCTACCGCGTATGACCCCCTACGACGCCTTCCAGGACTGGCTGGCTTCGATCCTGGGCGAGGGCTACCTGTACAGCCGTGGGATGTGGGTCGACCACCCCTCGCTCGACTCGGCATTCATCGCAGCGATCCAGCAAACCGGCGGTCCGCCGACTCAGGTCGACGTCCGTCGCCTGCGGTTCAAGGTGATCATCCTCGGCCCGAAGGGCGTCAGGAAACACGTTGTCGACGTCGGCAACTCAATCGAGACCCTGGCGCAGGCAGCGCTTGGTGACAGCGTCCCCTGTGGCGCCGCATCTGTTCGGGCAATCGGCGAGCCGATAGGGCCCGGATACACCACCGAAAACCGGGCCTGGTACAGCCTGGACCTTGAAGTTCTCTATTAATCAGGAGGCCAGACATGGCTTGCAAGAAGCTCAAATTTCCGGGCCGCGACGTCGTGCTCGAGTATTACATCGGGTGCGGCGATGCGCTGCCGGCGGAGACTGACTGGCTCCGTTTCGGGTCGCTCCGCACGAAGGAGTTCACTATCGAATGGGACACCATCGACGCAACCGATTCCGACTCGGTCGGCGCGCTGCGCGAGAACCTGGCCAGCTTCCAGACGCTGACCATTTCCGGTGACGGTACCGTGAAGGCCTCCGGTGCCGGCGCGCAGAACCTGATCGACCTGACGAAGCATGTCGTGAAGCCGGACGCGACCGGCGGGCAGCCTGTTGCCTGGATGCGCATGACCTTCCCGGACCTGACGTTCACCGCATTCATGCTCATCAGCAACCTCAGTCGCTCCGCGCCGTACGACGATGTCACCACCTACAGCTTCGAGGCATCGGCGACCGCTTCGGACTTCGGCCTGATCGTCGAGGACACCCCTGACGCGGATGCGCCGGACCCGACCAGCATTCAGGTCGTGCCGGAGACTCTCTCGCTGACCGTTGGCGAGGGCTTCAACTTCGAGGGCGTCGTGCTGCCTGTTGGCGCTCCGCAAGGCCTGCGCTGGACCTCCAGTGCGCCGACCGTGGCTGCGGTGAACGCGGTTACCGGCGAGGTGAGCGCGCTGTCGGCCGGTACCGCCACGATCACCGCCGCGTCCAGCGTCGCCCCGGGCGTCACCGATACCGCAACCGTCACGGTCGTCCCGCTGGTGCAGGGCATTACGGTCTCGCCGACCTCCGTCTCGATCGCCGAAGGCGCCACCCAGCAACTGACCGCCGCTGTATCCCCGACCGGTGCGGCTCCTGGCCTGGTCTACGAAAGTGCGGCGCCGGCGATTGCTACCGTGAGCTCTACCGGCCTGGTTACCGGCGTTGATGTCGGTACCACCACGGTGAAAATCACCAGTGCGGCGCGGCCGTCGGTGAGCGTGACCGTTCCGGTAACCGTTACTGCACCGTGATCCTCACCGAGATCGGTGAGATAGGCGTACACACGGCCTCGGGGGAGTTCTTTCTCCTGCGGCCGTCCCTGTACGCCATGACCCAGCTCGGTACGCCGGCCGAGATTGTCGACGTCTTCGCGCGCGTCATGAGCGACCCGATCACCGAGAAGCATCAGGCGGACCAGTTCGCGGACGCCCTGGCCGTGGTGATGGCCTGTAGTGAGCAGGACCTGTCCGACGTGTTTGGCTACTACGATCAGGACCTGGTCTACCGGCCAGGAACTGCGGACGTCGAGCACCTTGTGCCTCTCGCGCGCTGCCTGCTGAAGCACGGCGTCACTGGGGCGCTTCCGCCGCTCCCCCGGCGCCACGACGAAGAGCCGAACTACTCGGGGGAATTCGTTGCGCGGGAGTACGTCGCGACGGCGATAGCGCACCTGGGGCTGAGCGAGCGCGAAGCTTGGTCCATGACCATGACCGGCCTGATCGGCGCCCTGCGCGCGAAATACCCCCCAACCGAATCGAACGCTCCGGGCGCCAGAGCCCCGACCGCGGCAGAGCATGACGCGACGATGGAGTGGTTCGACAAGATCGAGGCCAAGCGCAAGGCGCGGGCGAAAGGAGCACCCTGATGGCTGAGAATGTCGGCAGCATCTACTACACCGTCGAGGCGGATACCTCCAGCCTCGTCAACGGTGCGAACGCCGCCGATCGCTCGCTGGACAGCATGCAGGGTTCCATGCAGCGGACCGATGCGACTGCTGGGAAGTTTCAGACCCGCATGACCAGGGTGGCGGGAGCTGTGCGGCAGGCCAACCAGCAGATCGGCGCCCAGACCTCGGCATACAGCGGGCTGACCCGGGTCGTTGCTGCTTACCTTTCGCTCCGGACGCTCCAGTCGGTCATCGAACTTTCCGACCAGTACGGCCAGATGGCCTCGCGCATTCGGAACGCTACCAGCAGCGCCGAAGAGTACGCCATGGTGCAGGAGCGGCTGTTGCAGACCGCCAACGGCACCTTCCGGGCGCTGAGCGAGGCTCAAGAGGTCTACCTGGCTACGGCTGACACGCTCAGGGATCTCGGTTACACCACGTCCGACGTCCTGGACATCACCGACTCGTTCTCCTACGCGCTGGTTCGCGACGCCGCGCGCGCCGACCAAGCCACCACCGCCATGGATGCGTGGTCCAAGGCGCTGATGAAGAACAAGGTCGAAGCCGATGGCTGGGCCTCGATCATGGCCGCGACGCCGTCGATCGTCGAAGGCATCGCCGAGGCTACCGGGCGGACCCAGGCTGAAATCCGGCAGTTGGGCGCCAGCGGGAAGCTGTCTGTCGAGGCGCTGAACGAAGGGTTGCGCCGCACCCGGGACGAGAACAAGGCACTGGCCGATGAGATGGAAACATCGGTCGCAGACTCGTTTACCAAGCTTCGCAACAGCATGACGGTGTTCATCGGCAAGGTGAACGAGTCGAGCGGCGCCAGCCAGGTTCTGACCAGCAACATTGCGAAGCTGGCCGAGATACTGCAGGACCCCGAGACCATCAAGGCGGCGCAGGACTTGGCTGCTGGAGTGGTTGGTGCGCTGAACAAGATCATTGACGGGGCGAAAGAAACCGTCCGGATAGTTCAGTGGGCCTCTGAAGAACTGGCCTACCAGCTTAGCGGCGGGATGGCTGCGTCTGATGACATTGTCCGCCTCAATGAGTCGCTAGCCGACCAAAGGGAAGAACTTGCGAAACTGGAGAAGGCCCGGGACAACCTAAGGGCGCTCGGGCTGAAGGTAGAGAACGAGGATCCGATCAACAAGCTCAAGGCTGACATTCGGGCCACTGAGGCGTTGATTGAAAACTTCTACAAGAGCCAAGAGAAGAAGCCCCCTGTAGAAGCGCCGAAGGTATCCACGTCATCGCAGCCAGGTAAATCGGGCGGGAAGACAGGCACTGTCAACGCCGAGGCCGCTGCCACGACAGGCACGAAGAAGCTCACCGAGGCGCAGAAGGCAGCCAAGAAAGCCGCTCAGGAACTCGCCCAGGCGCAGAAGGAAAACATCGACACCATTGCTGGCCTCGGCCAGCAACTCGCTCTTGTCGGCCTGAAGGGCAAGGACCTGATGCAGACCCAGGCTGAACTTCAACTCAACGAGTACGCCACGCCGGAGCAGGTCGCCCAGGTCCGCGCGCTCGCCGCAGCTCTGTACGAAGCGCAACAGGTCGAAGCCAACAAGCAGTTGCTGGGGCAGATGGACCCGATCGCCGGCGAAGACCAGCGCTACCAGACCGAACTGGAGAATCTGAAAAAGCTGAACGAGGCCAAGTTGCTCGAGGACCAGCGCTACCTGGAACTCAAGGCGCAGGCAGAGCAACAGCACGATGCCACGATGAAGCAACTGGAGGAGGAGCGATTCCGCCGCCAGGCTGCCGGCAACGAGATGATCATGGCAACGCTGGATCAGGTGCAGCAGGCCGGCACGAACGCTCTGACTGGGCTGATAACCGGGGCGAACAACGGTGCTGACGCCATGCGGCAACTGGCCGGCGCCATGCTGAATCAGGTCGTGGGCGCCCTCGTCAAGGTCGGCATCGAACAGGCGAAGAACTTCATCATGGGGCAGAGCATGCAAGCGACCGCAACCGCCCAGGGCATTGCTCAGGCCGGGGCGTTGGCTGGCGCATATGCCCCAGCTGCAGCTGCGGCCTCTGTGGCCTCATTTGGCGGCGCTGCGACGGCAGGCCTTGCTGCAATGGCAGCAGCAATCCCAGCGATGCTAGGCCTCTTCGGAGGACGCCAATATGGCGGAGGCGTCCAGGCAAATGGCCTGTACCGAATCAACGAGAACGGCGCGCCAGAGGTATTCCAGGCTGCGAATGGCCGGCAGTACATGCTGCCGAACACGCGAGGCGAGGTGATCAGCAACGGCGACGCCACCGCGCAGGGCTCGCCGCAGATCAGCCTGCAGATCATCAACAACGGTCCTCCGGTTTCCGCCACCGCCACCATGGACGGGAACAACCTGCGAGTAACTCTCGATGCGGTCGAACAGGACTTTGCCAACAAGGTTTCGTCCGGCCAGGGGCTTTACCCGAAAGCAATCGAAGGCGCATATGGATTCAAGAGGGCAGGGCGATGATCAAATGGCCTGATGGCCTTCCCTTCCCGCTCAGGGAGGGGTACGGCTTCAAGACGGTAGAGCCAATGGCCAGGACCGTCCTCCAGAGCGGCCGTGCACGCTACCGACGGAACTTCAGCAATGTGCCGGTCAACCTGGAGGTTTCCTGGCTGTTCACTGCTGAGCAGGCTCGGCTGTTCAAAGGGTGGTACCGAGACGTCCTGAAAGATGGCGTCAAGTGGTTCGAGTGCGATTTGCGTACGGAGGAGGGAATCGTTCCGTGCAACCTGCACTTCGAAGGGATCTACGACGGGGGCTATCTCGTCGGGCGCGACCACTGGCGTTTCAACGCAACCGTCGTGATGCGAGAGCGCTCGATCATCGATCCTGGGTGGGCCGAGATTCTGCCCGAGTACATTCTCCTCGCGGATATCTTCGACATCGCGATGAACAGGGAGTGGCCTCGACATGGCGACGGCTCTTGAGCGCTTCTATGCCTCCGGCGGAGAAGACCAGCAGTTCGCCACGATCGAGTTGTCATGCCCGGCGTGGCCGGAGCCTATTCTCATCTGCCAGGGCTATGACGACCTAACCTGCATGACCGAAGACGGGCGCCTGCTGACGTTCATTGCCGGAGCGATCGACGTATCGATTCCGAAGCGAGACAACAGCGGAAACCAGAACGTCGGATTCGCAATCGACAACGTGACCGGATTCGCCCAGCAGCGTATCAACGAAGCCCTGGAGGCTGGCGAGTATGTGACCCTGATCCTGCGGATGTACCTGGAGAGCGATCTCACAGCGCCCGCTGAGCGGCCATACCGCATGAGGGTCAAGACGCCGGGTTTCGAGGGTCTCACTGCTCAGGTCGAGGCCGGTTACTACGACATCATCAACACCGCCGCGCTGCGCCACATCTACAACGTCAGCGAGTTCTCCGGACTCAAATACTGGCCTTGATCCCATGCCGAACAGATACCTCACCGCCATCTATACCGAGGGCGGGCGGTCCCTGCCGTGCCTGGACTGCTGGGGTCTGACGCTCATAGCGCGGGTTGAGCTGTTCGGACTGCCGATGCTGACCGACTTCGGCGGCGTCACGCGACTCACCCCGGTTTCGATGCAGCGGGCGTGCGATATGGAGATCCAGCGCGCGCTTGAGCAATGCGAGCCAGGGCCTGGGGTCATCGCTGCGGCCTACAGAGGGCGGCTGCTCGATCACGTAGGCCTGCTGGTCGAGGTGGATGGACGCCTGCGGATTCTCGAAATCAACCCGGGAAGCGGGGTGTCGCTCACCCCGCTCCAGAAGTTCTCCGACAAATACTCCAAGGTGGTCTTCTACCGTGATCGAAATCTACCCATCGCTCCTTGACGGAGAACCGCTGGAGCGGCATCCGATCGGCCGCAGGATGACTATTCATGCGTGGCTGACCGCGAACTCTCCGGGATACTGCTGCCACGATGTACACCCGTTCTCCATCGGTGTTGTCCCCGCCGAGGTTGCGCTCTGCGATGACCTGACCGACAAGCAGAAAAAGGGGCATGAGGAATTCATCCACCCCGGCGAGTGGGCCGAGCGCATCATCGACCGCGGCGACATCGTTCGGATCTACAAGCTCCCGCGCGGGACTGATCCGTTCACCATTACGGCGGCACTGTTCAAGGGCGTCCAGTCGGCATTCCGGATGCTCATGCCGCAGTTGCCCGGCATGCCCACAAACCCGGGGCAGGGCGAGTCACTTGCCGACTCCAGCGCGCGAGGGAACAAGGTCAAGTTGGGCGATGCAATCCGCGAAGTTGCTGGCCGCCGCCTGATCTTCCCCGACTACATCCTGCCGCCCAGGAAGTACTTCGCTGGCCCTCGTGAGCAGTGGACCGAAATGCTGTTGTGCATTGGCCGTGGTCGGTTCCAGATACAGGAGGGCGGGGTCAAAATCGGCGATACCACGTTCCTCGCGCTCGGCGCGGAAGCCTCTTTCCAGATTTTCGAGCCAGGCCAGAGTCTTGGTTCCCACCCATCCGCCATCTGGTGGCACTCCGCGCCGGAGGTGGGCGCTAGCTCGACAGGTAATGCTGGCCTGGAACTCACCGAGTCCTCGACGCTGACCCCGAACCCAACCGCAACGACCTTCACGTTCTCGGGGAGCAACATCATTATCCCGTCTGGCGCCGGCTCGTTCCCGTCTGACTGGGTTGCCGGAACGATCCTGCGAGTAGAGGCGCAGTATCCGTACACCGTCGTCGACGGCGGTGGAAGCGCGCGCGACACGATCTCGGGCGATATCGCGCAGCTTGGCCTGGATGTCGGGACTGAGATTCAGGTCGTCGGCGTTAACTCGGGGCTCTACGTCGTAAACACCGTCAACTCCACAAACCTCACGCTGAACTACGACAGCGGCGCCCCCGTAAATGCCCTGCAGGTGGGTGCCGGTGATGCCGCAATCGGTCTGCGCGGGCTCCGGTTCCGAATCACTGCGTATAGCGCCCAGCAGATCACCGTAGAGCGCCTGACGTCTGCGGGGGCTACCGATCCAAGTTGGCCAGGATTCTCTCCGCTCAACTCAAGTACGTCGCGCATCACCGTTGATACCTCGAACTCCGAGGGAGGTTGGCGCGGCCCATTCCCGGCGTGCCCAGCGGGCGAGAAAACTAGCGTTGTCGAGTGGGACATCTTTTGCCCAAACGGTTTGATCTTCATCGACCGGAAGGGCAACCAGATTCCGCTGAGTGGCTACTACACGGTCCAGTATCGCGATATGGATACCGGCGGCGCATGGACCTCGCTCGACTACCAGCATAATGGCGCCACGCTCGATCAAATCGGGTTCACGACGCGGCTGAATCTCCCGTACGCCATGCGTCCAGAGATCCGCATGCGGCAGCGATACCCCATCGGGAAAAACGAACTGGAGTTCCGCGACACGCTGCAATGGTACGGCCTACGTTCGCAGCTCCAGGCGCCGACCTCATACGCGGGCGTGACGGTGCTCGCGGTTCGGTATCGGTCCTCTGATCGCATATCCGCACAGACCGAGAGTCGGATCTCGGTAGAGGCTACTCGCATGCTTCCAACCCGCCAGGGCGGAGCATGGACGCCTGAACTCGCAACGCGAGACATCGTCCCGTTCCTCTGCTACATCGCGAAGGAGCGAGGCTATACCGATGCGGATCTCGATCTTGAGGAACTGGATCGGCTGGACGCCCTCTGGAAAGCCCGCGGCGACACGTTTGACATGATCTACGAGGACGGCAAGGTCACGGTCGCGCAGATCATGGATGACGTGCTTGCAGCCGGATATGCGGAGAAGACGATCAAGCGCGGCGTGATCTCTGCGGCTCGAGATGAGCCCAGGACAACGTTCGGGCACATGTACTCGCCGCAGAACATGGATGGTCCACTGAGGATCAGCATCAGCGCTCCGTCGGAGGACGACTACGACGGAGTCGATGTGGAGTTCGTCAATGCCAACGGCTGGATCGAAGATACCGTCCAGTGCCGCCTGCCCGGCGATGTCGGTCGGAAGGTCGAGAAGATCACGGCTGTCGGCGTCACAAACCGCGACCGAGCCTGGCGCTACGGGATGCGCCGCAGGATGGCACAGCGATACCGGCGAGCCGAGTATTCGTTCGATACCGGCCTCGACGCGCTGAACAGCGAGTTCTGGGATTATGTGGCCCTCGCCGGCGATGTTCCAGGCCCTGGGCTGGCGCAGAGCGCATATCTGAAATCGTTCGTGATCTCGGGAAACTCGGTGCTGATCGAGTCCAGCGAGCCGCTCGATTGGTCGCTGCTGAACTCTCCGGCGCTGTACCTACGACGCCCAGACGGAACGGTTTCCGGTGGCTACCCGGCATCCAGGATCGACGACTACCGGCTGAGCATTCCCAGCATCGATTTCGTCCCAGATGTTTCCTGGGAAATCGAACCGCCGCACCTGCTGCTGGGAAACCCATACCCGGCCCTGATCAGTTCAATCGATCCCAACGGCAACACCTCGGCGTCCGTCCGAGCGGTGATTTATGACCCCAGGGTCTACACCTTCGACGACGCCAGCGCCCCCAACTGACCCGCACACGAAAACCTAGCCCGCCAAAGAGCGGGATTTTTTATGCTTGGAGAAAAGCATGGACTACGATACCAGCGGCTTCCCGCTCGGCTCGAAAGACCCTCGCGTCTTGTACAAAAACGCCAAGAATTTCGACTATGCGATGAATGATCGCGAAAGCGTTTCGTGGGTTGACCGCTTCGGGGTATCTCGAAAGACTTGGTTTGGAGTCGAACAGCAGGTCAACGACTTCCTCGCCGCTCAGGGCTACGAGCCGGTGCCGCTGGAGTACGTCGACGGCTCGCGGCTGATCGTAGATCGCCCGACCCAACTCATCGAGCGCGACGGGAATCTCTACAGCGTGAAACTGCCGGCGTCATTTCCCGTAGAGCTTTCTGGAAGCTGGTCATCCGATGAAGGTCTGCTTGTTGTTCGTGGTGATCAGTCTCTTCGCCAAGAAATCACTAGCACGTCTCCCAGCGAAGGATCTTCGATCATTGGTAACTCAACTGTATCTGTATCTTCAGTTGCAGATATACAAAATCAGACTAAAAGAACAGATCTTAAGCTCTCTTTGTCTTCATATCATCCGCTTGGAACGTCTGGTGGTGGGGACTTTATTTGGAGCCCATCTACTCCTAAATCTCAGCATGACGGAGGAACCATCTTTAGCCCGACTGTCCCATGGGATGGTTCGCAGGCCACCCTTTCAGACTACTTGGATGGCGATGGAGAATCAGACCCTTCTGGGTCTGGATGCTGGCTGAGGATTTTTGATGATGTGAAGCTGGAGTATTTTGGTGGGGTGGTTAGTGAGACAATAGACTCATCAGCATCGTATTTGGCCGCTCTTAGGTACTGCATTTCAAATAACAAAGAACTTCATCTTCCTGATGGGGTTATTCGAGTAAATTCAACAGCCGTAATTAACGGGTCTACCACTCTGTTTTCGTCTGTAAAAATTAGAGGTACGTTCAAGACGAGCGGTGTTGCTGCCGGTTATGTTGTGAGTCGAGTTGGTAGCCTGATATATACTGACGGAAACAGCGCTCTTGATATTTCGTTCAATGACTTCAGGAATGAAAATTTCGATATCCGTGGCGTGGCATTTGTAGATACATCATTCTATCCAGCCGGAACCCCTGTAAATCCAAATCCTGCAATCGTTATCAGGAAGGGTAATCCTGACGCAAGTAGTAACAGGTACATAACTGGCAACGTTCTTGAGGATGTTGCCTTCGTTAGCTATCAGGACGCTGTTAAAACCATTGGGGTTGCAACAGGGTTGCCGGCCTATAACTACGTTGGTCCAACTTCGTTGAATCGTGTGTATTTCTACAAGTGCGGCACCGCTATGCATCTACAGGATTGCACGTACAATCACCTGTTCCTGAATGAGTGCCTACTCTTCGATCTGTCTTCGCAGTCTATTTTCCTGACCAAGACGGTTAGCGGAACTGGTGGGAACGTAGATGTAACGTTCAGCAACTGTGTATTCGAATCAATTTGGGGGATTATGAATACTGCTAATGGGTTGACGTCTTCCACGAAGCGCAACACCGCAGTTTTCAACTCGTGCAATAGAGAGTTCTGCGGCCTTTATGGTCCGACTGGTGGTGGCGGAAACTTTGCAGGCAGCCCGCTTGGGTATGTCGGGCATACTGATGTAATGATCAATGGAAATTGGGAGAGAGGCCAGGCGTTTGGTGAAACTGCCTTGCCAGCGATTGATTCTGGCGCTGTTATTTTCGCAAGCAGGTACGTTGATGTTCTCATGAATGGAGGGCAAGTTGGTTCGCCAGAATATGTCAACGTTGTTGACTTTAGCGGAACGATTCCAGCATCTGGCAGCCTGACTAAGACTTTCAATGTGAGCGGATCGTTTGTGTTGAATGCTGACGTCGCATATGACGACGGGTTTGGCGGGCACCAGAATGTAGTTGCGTACGGCAACCCTACTGGCTCAAAGGCGCGGGACGTGACAGGGACGATCATTTCTGCTGGGGCGGCGGCAAAAACTGAGTGCAACACCTGACCTTTCCGGTACGGTGCTGCCCCTATGTCATATACCGAACTCAGCGTTGAAGAACGCGCCACCATCCAAATCGGCCACGCCCAGGGCTTCAGCCTGCGCAGGATTGCTCGCCTGATCAATAGGTCTCCTTCGACCATCAGTCGAGAGCTGCGCCGCAATCGAGATGTCTGTGGCAGCTACTCGGCCCGCGCGGCCCAGGAGCAGATGAAGGCCCGCCGCCAAGTCTGTCGACCGAGCCGAAAGCTGCTGCCGGGGAGCGAGCGCTTCGAACTGGTGGTTCATATGCTGCGTGAGCGTTTGTCTCCCGAACAGATTGCCGGCAAGCTGCGCCACATGAACATACCTAGCCTCAGAGATGCCTACGTCTGTCGCGAGACGATCTACAACGCGATCTATGCCCTGCCAGTGGGTGAGCTGCGTAAGGAGCTGATCATCTGTCTGCGCCAAGGCAAGACGACGCGCCGGCCGCGCTCTGGTGGCGTGGATCGGCGCGGCCAGATCCCCGAGATGGTCAGTATTCATGTGCGCCCGCCGGAGATTGAAGACAGGCTGATGCCGGGGCATTGGGAAGGCGACCTCATCAAGGGTAAGGCCAACGCCTCGTCCGTCGGTACGCTGGTGGAACGCACCAGTGGGTACCTGATGTTGGTGAAGATGAACGACGCGACGGCGACTTCGGCGCTGGAAGGCTTCAGCGCCGCGCTCAATAGCATGCCGCTGGAGATGCGCAAGAGCATGACTTACGACCAGGGCCGGGAGATGGCACGACACGCCGAGATCACCCAAAGAACCGGCGTGGCGATCTACTTTTGCGACCCGCACAGCCCCTGGCAGCGCGGCAGCAACGAAAACATCAACGGCCTGATTCGCCAGTACTTGCCCAAGGGCACAGACCTGTCGGTACATAGCCAGGAGGAGCTGGACGCCATTGCGCTGCAACTGAATATGCGACCGCGTAAGCGCTTCGACTTCAAATGCCCAATCGAAGTTATGGGCGAGGTGATGCAGAAGGCCATGGCTATGCGGCATGATGCTCCAGTTTCAATTCAATGACCGTGTTGCACTCAGCTCCTGCAACCGCCTGGTCTATCTGCAACCTACGGGGACGGACCGTCGGGTGCGGCTTTCACTGTTACGTTCAATAACGGGACTGCATCGCCGATCAATGTGAAGATCCGGGTCACGAACAAAGCAGGGTTGATCGTTACTGTTTCATGAGATACAGCCCGAGACTCTATGACCAGCCCGCACTCTGCGGGCTTTTTTTGTGCCTGGAGATCAGCATGCCTATCACTGAGCAGCAACTGCTGCAAATCCTCCCGAACGCCGGCCCTCGAGCCGGCGTTTTTGTTGGTGCGCTGAATCGCGGGATGACGCGCTTCGGTATCACTTCGCCTGTGCGCGCGGCGGCGTTCCTTGCCCAGGTCGGCCATGAAAGCGGCCAGTTGACCCGCCTGGTGGAGAACCTCAACTACAGCGCCCGCGGCCTGGCTGCGACCTGGCCGAGCCGGTACCTCGGCGCCGACAGCCAGCCCAACGCCCTGGCTCAGCGCCTGGCGCGCAACCCCCGAGCCATCGCCAACAACGCCTACGCCTCGCGCAACGGCAATGGCGACGAGGCATCGGGCGACGGCTGGCGGTACCGCGGGCGCGGCCTGTTACAGATCACCGGCCGGTCGAACTACCGCGCCGCCGGCGCCGGGCTGGGCCAGCCGCTGGAGCAGGAACCAGAGCTGCTCGAGCAGCCGGAGTTCGCTGCGCTGTCGGCGGCCTGGTGGTGGGCCAGTCACGGCTTGAACGACCTGGCCGACCGCGGCGAGTTCGCCGCCATCACTCGGCGCATCAACGGCGGCACGAACGGCCAGGCGGAGCGCCTGGCGCTGTGGGAGCGGGCCAAGGCGGTGCTGTCGTGATCTCGGCCCGCGTGATTTCGGTCGCGCTGGCCTGCCTGGTGCTGGTCGGCCTCGGCACCGCCGGCGGTGTCTGGATCGGAGCGCGGCACTACCGGCCGCAGTTGGATGCCGCACGGTCGGATCTGGTCGCCTGCCGTGCCTCCCGGGGAGAGTTGGAGTCCGCAGTGGCGGAGCAGGTCCGGCAGGTTGCCGCGCTCCGCCTGGCCGGCGAGCAGCGCGCCCGGGATGCCGCGCAAGCTGTGGATCGGGGACGACAGCAGGCCGCCGAGCAGTATGCCGGAGCCCAGCGCCTGCTACGTGAACGAACCGCCGGCGAGCAGTGTGCGGCCGCCGAGGCGGTCATTGATCAGGAGTTGGGTCTATGAGGATAGTGCTGATGCTGGTGGTGTTCGCGCTGGCGGGATGCGCCGGCCGGCAGGAAGCCGAGCCGCGCACGGTGCGCGTAGAGGTGCCGGTGGCGGTGCCGTGCCGAGTGCCGGCGGTAGAAGTGCCGGCCTGGGCAGCGGCTGGGCTGAAGAAGAGCGACGACCTACAGACCAAGGTCCGTGCGCTGCTGGCCGAGCGGCGGCAGCGGATCGGGTATGAGGCTCAACTGCTGGCTGCCAACGGAGCATGCCAGTAGGAGTAGACTACGGCCTTTTCCTACGGAGCTCGGTGATGCTGGTCATTCGATTCAAGGGCTGGTCGGTGAAACTCGACCACCAGGTGGGCAGCGCTGGGAAACATGGCCTCTGGTCTTTCCACGGCTCGGAGAGCAGCTACGTACCGGACATGCAGACGATTCTCCGGCATGCTGCTATTCGGCCTGCGGAGCCGAAAGAAGGCGGGGAGGTCGAGGTATTCATCTGTGATTCGCGTATGCCGCAGGACGAATGGCGGGCGGTAGGGACCGGCGTCGCGGCTTATGAGTCGGACCGCTGA